CTGGTGCAGAAAATAGATGGGTTGATTGTGATAACACAAGATTTAGATATGGACTACCAGAAAAAGTTGGTGGTTGGTCATCATTAATTACAGATACAATAGTAGGTGTTGCAAGACGTCAATTTGCTTTTGTAGATATATCTGGAAATAGATACATTGCAATTGGAACAGATAAATTTTTGCTTATATATTTTGAAGGTCAACTCTATGATATTACACCATTAAAAACTACTTTAACATCTTGTACTATTGCAACTACATCTGGTTCAGCTGTTTGTTCTATAACAAAAACTTCTCATGGTTTAAGTTCTGGTGATATTGTATTATTAGATAATGTAACTTTACCGGGAGGAACTGGTTATTCAGATTCTGATTTTGAAGATAAATTATTTCAAGTAACAAGTGTTACAAGTTCAAGCGTATTTACAATTACACAAAGTTCTAATGCAACAGCAACAGTTGCAACAGGTGGTAGTTTAGAAGTTAAACCTTATGAACAAGTTGGTCCTGCAGAACAATCATATGGTTATGGTTGGGGTATTGATACTTGGGGCACAGGTGCATGGGGAGAAGCAGCATCTGCATCTGATGTTAGTTTGGAACCTGGATTATGGTCATTAAGTAATTTTGGAGAAGTGTTAGTTGCAACGATTGCAAATGGAAAAACTTTTACATGGAATGCAGGAGACGCTGCAAGATTAACAACAAGAGCATCAACAACTACATCAGGGTTCGAGACAACAAATAACCCAACAGCAACTAGAGTTTCTTTAGTATCACCTACCACTAGACACTTAATTCATTTAGGAACTGAAACAGTTATCGGAGATACAACTACTCAAGATGATATGTTTATTAGATTCTCGGATCAAGAAGATATAAATGATTATACACCAACAGCAATTAATAGTGCTGGTACACAAAGATTACAAGATGGAACTAAAATTATAGGTTCATTAAAAGCAAAGGAAACAATTCTAGTTTGGACAGATAACGCACTGTATACAATGAAATTTATTGGTGCACCTTTTACATTTGGTTTTGAACAAGTTGGAACCAACTGTGGATTGATTGGTAAAAATGCGGCAATAGAAATAGATGGTGCTGCGTTTTGGATGTCCAATAATGGTTTCTTTATGTTTGATGGTACAGTTAAATCACTACCTTGTTCTGTTGAAGACTATGTTTATGATCAAGCAGATACAACTAAAGGTCAACAGATTTATGCTGGAATAAATAATTTATATACAGAAGTCGTTTGGTATTATCCTTCACAAGGTTCTGATTATAATGATCAATATGTTGTATTTAATTATGGAGAAACTATGAAAGGTGGTGTTTGGTATATTGGAACCGAAGCTAGAACATCTTGGATTGATGCTAGTGTATATCCTAAACCATCAGCAACTAAATTTGATAGTACAGCTGTTGGTACTTTTCCTATAATCGTAGGTGAAGATGGTCTAGGTCAGACTACTTTATTTGAACACGAAGTAGGAACTGATCAAGTTAATCCTGATGGTAGTACAACAACGGTTACTTCATTTATAAAATCATTTGATTTTGATCTACAAGCAAAACAACAAAATGCACAAGGTAGATCAACTGGTCCAACCATTTCAGGAGAAGTGTTTTTAGCTATGAGAAGATTTGTACCAGATTTTAAAGATTTACAAGGTAATGCAAAAGTAACTTTAGCAGTTAAACGTTATCCTCAACAATCAGATACAGTCACATCTTTAAGTCCCTTTACAATTAATGCTAGCACTGATAAAAAGGACACTAGGGCCAGAGGAAGATTTGTTAATATTAAAATAGAAAACACTGATGTTAGTGAGTCTTGGCGTTTTGGAACTTTAAGAATAGATATACAACCAGATGGACGTAGATAATGGCTAAAGTAATAGTGAGAATACCAGAACCAAAAGAAGAATACGATGTATCAAACCAGAAACAAATTAACAGAGCTATTGCTTTAGTAGTTGAACAATTAAATTCTACATTTTTAGATGAGTTAAAACAAGAATCAGAAAGATTTACATGGTTTAAATCAGCAGGAAATCATAGCTAATGGCAAATATTTATAAAAATGCACAATTTAATTTAACTACAACAGATGTGACAGATATTTATACTGTGCCTTCTAACTCTAGAGCTATAATACAAAACATACACACAGCTAATGTTGGTGGTGGAAACACGGAAATAAAAGCTTTTTTATATGATAATTCAGTAACAACTGCTTTTCAATTTGCTGAACATACTGTAAACTCAGGGGATTCTAAGTCTATCTCTGATGGCTCAATTGTGTTAGAAGAGAATGATAAACTACAGCTACAAGCTGCTTCAGCAAATATATTTGAAGGAACTTGTGCTATACTGGAAATTAACAGGGATTAGGAGAAAAAATGGCATTTAAAGAAGAAGGCGAAGTAAACTACACAATAATAAATGGTAAGAAAGTGCCAGTTGTTAAATGTGAAACTGAAGTAGTATTAAGAAATACACAAACAAATTACGAATATAATTCAGATAAAGAAGCAGAAGATGATATTGCTAATCCAGCAACTGAAACTCAAAAAGAACATGTAACAAGATCATTAAAAATTAAGGTAGCAGCAATGCCACCATTAGGAGCAGCGTCAGAGTAATGGCAATAACAAACGCACAACAAGCTAGACAATTATATATCAAAGGAGGACAAGTTTTTCCTGATGGTAGACGTGGTTTTGGTGGTGGTGCTGATATGGGAACAGTAGGAACTGATGGAAAGCAAGGTGGTAAAGGTTCTAACACAGGTCTTTCAGGTGGATACCAAGGTGGACCTAAAGGAGGTTATGGTGGCGGTGGCGGTGACAATCAAGTTACAGGCGACGATTATAGAAGATCAAAAAAAGAATTTGAAGATAAACTTAAAGCCGACAATGCTCGAAGAGCAAAAGAAGAAGCTGATAAAAAAACAGCGGAAGCTAAAGATAAAAAAGAAGCTAAAGCTAAAGCTAAAAAAGATAAAAGATTAAAAAAGATGAGGCAGAAAGCTTTTGATAGATTTCAACAGCTGGAACCATATGTCGATATTATGGATGACTATGGTGAGACTGGAGAAGACTTAGCTAAAGCAACAGGATTTAAAGGAAATATTGAAACAGGTTTTGAATACGACAAAGATTTTTTTAGAGACTCTAAAACAGGAAAAATTAAAGATCAATTTACCGAAATGGTTGACATCAATAAAGGTAAAACAGATATATTTGGAAACCCAAAAGAACCAAAATTTGTTGAACAGTTTAAATCAGATGCTATTCCAGGTTATGATTTTAGTATTAACCCAGTAAAAAGTAATTTTCAAAGTGGTCTTGGAACTCTTACAAGCACAGGAAGTACAACTAAAGTAAGACCTAATGATTATGGTATACAAATTCCTACAGGAACAAGTTTAGATATACTTTCTGGTATTGTTAGACCAGAAACAGGACTTCAAGCTTTTAATACTTTAGAAGAAGCTAGAAATATAGGTGATCTTACATCTAGATATGCTGGAGGAGATGATTCAGCTTATGACGAATATTTAGACCTTATAGATAGAACCAACCCAACAACAGGTGATGGAGGTGGTGGAGATAATCAAGTAATGGATCCATGTAAAGGACCCAATCCACCGGCTTATTGTTTTGTTAATAATGACCCAACTGATCCTGCAACACCTACAAGAAACTTTGGTGGCCTTGCTCCAAGATTCATGGGCTCTAGTTTTGATTTTACAGGTCTAGCAAACGGTGGACGTGCAGGAATGATGGACGGTGGTATGATGGACGATGATCCGACAGGAGGAATCATGGACCTTGAATCAGGAAGACAAATGTATTTCTTAGGTAAGTTAGTTAAGAAAGCAACAAGAGCAGTTAAGAAAGTTGCTAAGTCTCCATTTGGTAAAGCTGCATTATTATATGGTTTAGGAAGTTTAGGAGCTAGTGCTTTAGGTAAATATCAAGCGGGTACGGGATCTAGTTTTTTTAGTGGACTAAAAGGAAAATTATTTGGAACACCTTTTGTTAAAGGAGTCCCTCCTGGAGTTGGGGGAGGTATGACAGAAGGATTATTAGCTAAATTAGGTTTAACAAAAGGTAGTGGATCTTTTATGCCAACACTAAAAGGTGGTATAACTTTAGGTTTAGGTATTCCAGCATTAATGGATTTATTTGGTAAAAAAGATGATGAAGGTTTTGATATTGATGAATACTATAAATCTCAAGGTATAAACATAGATGATGTTAGAATGAATCCTTACAAATATTTATCAGCTAGAAATCAAGGAAGTTTATATAATTTTGCTGATGGTGGTAGAACAGGTTATCAAGAAGGTGGAGACGCTGAACCAGTGGCCAAGAAGACTATGCCATTATTAGATATGGACGGCATGGAAAAAGACTACAGAGCTGAAGGTGGGTTCGTACCTATTGGTCGAATGGAAAGAGCTGATGATGTACCTGCTAGACTGTCTAAGAATGAATTTGTATTTACAGCTGATGCTGTTAGAAATGCAGGTGAAGGAGATATAGACAAAGGCGCAGAAGTCATGTATAATATGATGAAAAACCTCGAATCCGGAGGTGAAGTATCTGAAGAATCGCAAGGATTAGATGGCGCTAGAGAAATGTTTAAAACATCACAACGATTAGAGGAAGTATTATAATGGCGACAGAAACCACAATATCACGACCAGCACCTTTTGTAGAAGATATAGGAAAAGATTTAGCTACCCAAGCCGTAGCAATGACAGGTGTTCCTGTTGTAACAGGCGGCATTGGAAGTTTATCTAAAATGGCAGGTGAAACTGCGGAAGGGTTTCAATCAAGACAAGATGCTGCAAGAGCATTTGACGTAAGAAAACAAAATTTAGCAGGACTTGCACCACAAGTAGCGCAACAAGATACATTACAAAATTTAGCGCAGATTAAAGCTCTTCAAGGTGTAGGATCATATCAACCTTTTTTACAACAAGCACAAGCTTCAACTGGTCCTCAAGCTTTTCAACAATACATGTCACCATACCAATCACAAGTTATGGATGCAGCACTTGCAGAGTTTGATAAAAATTCACAAATACAACAGCAACAAATTGCAGATCAAGCAGTAGCATCAGGAGCTTTCGGTGGTGGAAGAGAAGGTGTTATGCAATCAGAATATCAAGCAGGTTCTGATATGAAAAGAGCACAGTTACAAGCACAGTTATTACAACAAGGTTTTGGTCAAGCACAACAAGCAGCACAACAAAATTTTTCTAATCAAATGGGATTAGCTTCAGCGTTACCTGGTTTACAATCAGGAGATATTTCAACGTTAGGTTCATTGGGCGCATTGAATCAAGCGCAGCAACAAGCTCAACTTGATGCACAAAGAGAGGCTACAAGAATGGCTGCTTATCAACCACAAGAACAATTACAAAATTACGGTAACCTTGTTACAGGTATCATGGGTGGAATGGCAGGATCAGGAACACAGACATCACAAGTTCCAGACCCAGGATTCTTACAAACTGCATTAGGTGCAGCGGCTACTGGAGCAGGGATATACGGCGCATTGAAGAGACCTTAATATGAATAGAACATTAAAAAGACCGATGTTTAGAATAGGTGGTTCTGTAAACTCTGGTATTACATCAGGGTTAGATCAACCAAGAAAACAATATAGTCAAGGAACAGATCCGTACGATAGAGCT